CCGAAGACCCTAAGACTTATTTGCATGCCAGTACTTAATGGCTGCGAAGCCGTGTAGGGCTGCTAACACCAGACCAAGAAACCCTGTCACGGGTTCGGCCTGAATCGCTAACAGGTAAAGAATGACCGATGTTAGCAACCCTACGAAGCTTGACATCAGAACGGAACGTCCGAGGTGTCAAGTGGCTCCAAGATGTTCTTGATGTTTGCTACTGGGTCAGCGGTCTCAATCTCGCTTGGGTAGACCTTCATCTTCGCACCTGGCTCACCATCACGCTTGGTGTAGGCATTCCACTTCAGGTTGCCTTTGATGGTAAGTCGAGTTGACTTTGGCGAGGTCAGGATGTGGCTGTAAGCCTGCTTGTCCTTGGCGTCAACGATTACGTCAACGTAGTCAGTGGAGATTGTCTCCCACTTGCCTTCGTCATTCTTCTTGCGGTTTGGGTGTGCTACCTCGAGCACGGTTCCCCAGTTGAACTCCTTGACTTCCTGCAGGAAGCCAGTAAAGGTCACTTGAATTGTCATGTAGGTTTCCTATTCTGTACTTATGTAAGGATAGGCGTTTTTTTAGTTTTGCGCCATTCCATTATTGTTTTGTTGTTTTTGCTTGAGTTGCACGATTTGCAGCAAGCAACCAAATTACCTACGCTGTGCGCCCCGCCCCTAGAAACCGCAATTATGTGGTCAATAGTGTTGGCAGCTTCACCGCAGTAAAAGCAATTTGAAGTTTGTAGCCTTTTGAGTTCTTTGTCAAGAATCAAATACACGCCATTTTTGGCAAGCATGGCTCGCCTTTTAAGCATCGTGTACCTGTGCTGCTCGAGATTGCGCTCGTAGGTTTTCCAAGTATTGTTCTGCTTTGATTTCGCATAATACTTCCTACGAGTTTCTTTCCCCTTTTCGGAGGACAGATACCTTTTGTAGCGATTCTTAGCAGTCAGGTTTGTAGTCGCTTGAGACTTTCGACGTGCCTCGTGCTCGCACTCCTTGCAGTAATGCGAAAAGCCATCCTTCTTAGCTTTGTTCTTATTGAACAAGGCTAAGTCCTTGATTTGCTTACAAGAGCTACACTGTTTAGTTTTCAATATGCTCCTGAAGCACACAATCTGCGTTACCGCAAATTCTTTTTCCTGGTAGAAATGGCAGGCCTTCGTCGTCTATCGGCGTCATCATATCCTCGCCGAATGCGCCATGCCATGGCAGGCAACGGAAGTCACCATCTTGAACTGTGATGGATTTGGGTGTGCGACAAGAGCGACAGAGAGGACGGGGCTTGTGTCGCTTGTTCTTGTTAACCACCCACGAAAAGCCACATCGTGAGCAGATGGCACGTTCTTCCACATACTAAGCCTAGTGTCAAGCGTAGATTTCACGCTTAGCAAAGTCGTGCAGCGTGTCTACTCCTCGAGCTTCCTCGTATTTGTAGAGGCGGTGGCAGCATGGGTCGCAGGTCAGCAGGCCTACGCCATGGTCTTTGCAGATTGGCATTGGGGTGCCTTTAAACTCGACCTTTTCCTTTGGAGCATCCCTGTCTAGCTTGTAGGCAGCTTCCTTAGCCCATGTGACGATGTGTCTTGGTTCTAGGTAGTTGATTCTGTCATCCCTGCGTGCGAGCTTGTGAGCCTCGCTTGCAATCTCTAGCGGGATGTTGCACAGGATGCCCTGCCATGCCGCTACGGTTTCTGGGGTGAGCTTCCTACCGTCAATAGCAGCAATCTCTTCCATTAGCTGCTTAGTCTCTGTCATGTTCATTTGTTGCTTCCTTTCCTGTCGCCTTAATTGGCGTCTTCCTCGTATTGCTTAATCCACTCTTCCAAGCGACGCTTCTCGTCTTCCTTAGCATTCTGCTTCGGGACCTTGCGGGCTGGTAGCGGAGGGTTCTCCCATGCGTCTGCGTTTAGCCATGTGGAGGCGTGCTTGATGTACTGCGGTTCTGGCAGGTTAGGGTCAGTTGCGTAACGGATTGCTCCTGCCAAGATGTTCTCGAATGTCTCTCTAGTGAGTGCTGAGCGGAATGCTTTTAGTGCTGCTCGCTTATCCGACTTCTTTGGATACTCTTTCCAAAATTCATCAAAGAGCTCCTTAACACTCTCTATATCTTCAGTAATGGTTCTATTAAGGGTTAGTACGCCACCTGCTGTCACCCCTGACGCTGCATTTGTCACCCCTGACGCTGCATTTGTCACCCCTGAGAGTGTCACCCAGTACAAATTCGACTTGTACTGACCACCCGTCGGAGCGTTCTGCACACTCACGGATAATTCACCAATCGAAACCAAATACTGAATGTCTCTCTGGACCGAGCGCTCAGATGCGTTGACCATCCTTGCAAGTGTCTGAATAGAGGGCCAAGCCCCAATTTCGCCCTGGTGGTCGGCAATAGCTAGCAGAACTAGCCTTGCTCTTCCATCGGACTTTGAATGACGCCAGACAGCGTTCATTACTTCGATACTCATGTAGGTTGTTTCCTTTCCTAAAACAACTTAAACGGTTCTTCCGTCTCGTGTTTCAATCCCATATCATCCAAGATGTACCACTTCCCGCTGCATTCGTCAAGTGCAGGCTCGTCGGTAGTATCCCATTGGCGCAGCTTGTGGCCTTTTTCACGGGCGATATCGGCAAAGTTAGGTGATGACTCCATCAGGCTGTTGTACGACTGGCAGACACGCATCAGGTTTGACATAGCGTCACTGACGCCCTTTGGAGAGCCACCCATGCCACGGTTCTTGCGGTGATGGATGACTAAGTCCTCGACCTGTCCACAGTGCATGCAGTACGGGTCACGCTTTGCCAGCCTGTCTCGAATAGCTTTTGTAATCATCTTCCCTCTACGTTCATTAGCTTGACTTGTGTGCCTAAAGCCATCAGCGCCGTTTCTATGCCCTTAATCTTGACTTTAATACGATTCAGTTCGGCACGACGTAAATCCCGCTCTAAACGGCTCTCAGCGGCTTCTAGGCGTGCAAGAGCAGTTCTGTCAGCCACGGTTCCTTGCGATTTGATGTAGGCCTTCTGTTCGACGGTGTCAAGATTGTACTCAGCTTCAGCTAGAGCACGCTCAGCCTCGAATAGTGCGTTAGTACCCTTCTGGTTTTCCAGAATCAGGTCTGCGATTTGTTTTTGAATTTCGTGTACTTGCATTTAGCTTCTCCACAAGATACAAAAGTTCGACTTTCCAGAACTCAGCTTCATTTTCTTGCTTGTTCCGAAGAGCTGCTACGTACGCTTCCTTGACCTCTTCCACTGCTGCTAGAAGTATCTGCGACATTTGAGGCCTTTTCCTTTATGGTGTCTAGGATTGCTGCGTCAACCTTGGCGGCATTTGCCTCAGCCCAGAGCAATCGGAGAGCGTTTACGTCACTAAGTTTATCTGCCTCTTCAAGCCAGTTACGGGACAGGCGCTCGGCCTTCTGCATCTCCTCTAGGGAGGCACGCTTGTTGCCCGACATGCCCATGTTTGCAAGGGCTCTACCGATGGCGCTGGTCTCGCAGTTGGCAAGGGCATCTACGTTGTTTGCGCCGCCGCTGCCATCTACCTCTGAGGCATAGCCAGTAGCCTTTACAAGCCCGTTAGCCTGGTCGCCAGCAGATAGGAAGACCTTGGCCTTCACTACCCAGCGAGCCTTGTCTGGAAACTCAGCGAACTCGTTAGCCCAGTCAGTAGTGATTCTGCCGTCTGGGTATAACTCTACGAACCTCTTTATGCGAGATTCCACAGTCTCATACTGCGATAGGTCAAACTTAGCCATTTACTTCTTCCTCTCTCATTGCCATCCATGCGTTGTCACCGACAAGTCTGAATGGTTCATCTATGTTCTCGATGAAAATTCTGACAACCTGCCCGCCAGCAACCATCCATCCTGATACAAAGCCGTCTACTACCGTGCCCTTGTTGTAAAGCACAATGTGGTCGCCCACACTGACTTCTAGTGGCACTGTGATGATTTCTTCGTCCATTATTTCTTGACTACCAAGTAAGGCAGTCCATCCCTTCTACTCTGTCGTGAGGCTACACGAAATGTGCCTTCTCCGTCAACTGTGGTTGTTGCGTGCTGTGCCATGCCCATAGCGTCTAGCACTGCTGATTTGTACTGGTTTAGTTCTGCCTGAGCTTCATCGAAGCGCTTCTGTGCGTTCCATAGGCCGATGCCTAGCTCGCCAATCTCCACCTCGGAAGCTTTGGCGATGTCAGGGTGAATCTCACGTACGGTCTCATAGGTGCTAAGTGAGCCATCCCACTCAGGCTTCCTATCCTCCATGAAGGCTTGGATAAACCTGTATGCGCCAGCAACATAGGCGTCTGACTCGAACTGGTCAAAGTCAATGCGACGCTCTTCCCATACATAGCCTGGGGTGCCGACGATGTAGGCCTTCTTAAAACCGAAGATGGTGAGGTACCACATGACCTGAGCACGATAGGCAGGCGGAATGTCAATCCATGGGTTGCGCCCAGTCTTGACCTCGATGATGCCCCATTCGCCTGTCTCACGGTGGCGGAAGATGGCGTCTGGGTTGGCGTGCATCCAGCCGAACTTCTTGCTGCGCCATGTCCCAGTGGTCCAAATCTCCAACTCAGGGTGCTTGTCTGCAAAGCGACGTAGGATTGGCTCCTCCATAGAGTTGCCAATGAACACGGCGATGTTGTCGTCCATGTTCTGCTCTGCAATTAGGCCCTTCTTTTTGTGCCAGAGAGTGTAGGCAGACTCGTATGGGTTTAGGCCGAGTACGGTGCCTACGTCAGAGCCTCCAATGCCCTGCATTCGTAGCTGATGCCACTCAGGGCTACCAGGCTCAAAGTCACCGATAAATTCAGCGTCCCCTAGCTCTTCTGCAATGTATTTATACAATTTGCATCCTTTCCTTAGATGTGTGTAATGTAGCAGCATGCTCGGACAAAATAAAGAAGTGACCAAGAAGTATATAAAACTGTTATCTGCCATCAAGAAGAACGGTGGCGCTGAATGCGAGCAGGTTCCGCACATCTTCTTTCCTGAAGATTCGCACGGTTTGAATGCTCAGTACTTTGCCGAGCGCAAGTTAGCGATAGAGATTTGTCGCAGATGTCCGATGCAGAAGCTATGTGCAGATTACGCCATCACAGCTAGAGAGCCATTCGGTGTTTGGGGTGGAACTACCCCGCAAGATAGATAACCCCGCCAAGCTAAACCTGACGGTGGGCTTCATCTAAGAAGTGACTTGAGCACTCACGCACTCAGGATTACTTTACATCATCCTTGGCGTTAGGGTCGTATAGGTCGTCGTCGCCATCGAACTCAACGTCATCGAAATCGAAGTTACCATCCTGAGTGACCTTCAAAGCGTCCTCGACGGCTTCGCTATCGGATTTAGCCACGGCTGCACGGTAGGCGTTCTGGATGTCGCTCAGCTCTAGCGAACCCTTCCAGGCCACTGCAACACCAATGGTGGTAATTACTACCATGAACGCAGAGCCAACGCCAATAAGTGAACCCATTAGCCAATCCCCAGCAACTGCACCTATTGCGGTACCGCCAGCTGCTGTAGCCATAACTAGACCTAGTGAACGGACCAGAAGTTGCTTAATAGTCTCACGCATTTGTTCTCCTTGTTTGCTACAATTCTACCAAGCATGAGATACCCCCGCATTGCGTCAACAATCGGGGGCGTGAGCCAAGAATGGAGCTTGACTATGGAACAGTATAAAACTTGCACAATGTGTAAGCAAATTTTGCCGCTTAATTCTTTTAGCCCATCCAAATTGGGTAAATTTGGGGTTCGCTCTAAATGTCGTCCATGTTGTGCTAAACAAGCGCAGCAGTATCGTACTAAAAATCCAGACAAAGTAGCAGAATACAATAAATCCTATAGAGCAAACAATCCTGAAAAAATTGCTTATCACAGTCAGAAATTTCGTGCTGAAAATCCAGATTACGCAAAGAACTATTACGCAAAACATCGTGAAACTGAAATTAAAAGAGGCAAAGCACACTATTGGGCGAATACTTCTAAGCAAGCGGCTCGTAAACGCCATGACCGACTGACAAATCCAGAAAAGTACCGACAGCGAAACAAACGCTACGCCCAAAATAATCGAGAACAATTAAATGCCAAACATGCAAGACGAAGAGCGCTGAAGCAAAATGCGAAGACTTACTGCATAAGTAGAAAAGAGCTCTGGCGTCTATATAACAGCAAATGTTTTTACTGCGGTGATAAAAGTACGACTATGGACCATGTTATTCCTTTGTCCAGAGGCGGCAGCCATGGCATAGGAAATTTAGTGCCTAGTTGTGGCCCATGCAATTACAGCAAAGCTGGTAGAACTATAACCGAATGGAAAATCTGGAAAATCAGAATTAGCGATTTGCCTTTATGTATTCGATAGGGCAGGATTTTACGGACGTTGGGCCGAAAACTCCCTTGATTTCTTTGCTTAGGGTTAGGTGTAGGTGCGCTCCTGAAGACGCAGAACCGCTAGGGGTCTTCTTACTGCCACCGACCTTACCAATAATGTCGCCTTCTTTTACCTTCGTGCCGACTTCTAAGCCTGGCTCGGCTAGGTGGCAGAAACCAAAATAAGCAACTTTTTTATCCGCACCCATTACACGTAGAACCGAAACGTTGCCTAGTATGTCGCTCCATTGTTGTAGAACGATAGTGCCATTGGCTACGGCAGGAATTGGGGTGTTGTCTGGACGACCAAAATCTACGCCAGAGTGTGGCTGCATACCACGGGACTTGCGATATTCGGATAGAGTGCCAAACCTGTCGGTAATAAATTTCGGGTCGAATGGAAAGCGCATGCTTCTATTCTACTTGAGCATGGTTGTGACGATTGAGGCGATAAATCCTGATGCGCCCGCCGCAAGCCAGACCATCTTCTCTAGGAAGCGGATACGGCGCTCATGGTCTTTCAAGTTGCGTTCTACCCAATCTATGTGGGTTGGAATCTTTTCGTTAAGACGCTCTACCTGCTTGATTAGTTCAATCGCCCAGGTAGGGATTTGGTCGTCATTCATTGTTCACGCTCCGAGGTAGGGGCGTAGGTTGAGGTCAGGTTTTATTTTAGCAGAGCTGCGATTTCTACATCGCTTAGGCCCAGAGCCGCAAGCTTTGAGATTGCGCTTGCCTTAGCCTCTGCAGTTGCAAGTTCTGCAGCTTCTCTAGCTAGGCGCTCTTGTTCTGCCTGAGCTGCCATAGCTTCACGCTCTGCAATCTCCTCGGCAGTCAAGGGAATAATCTCTCGTTCACCTGTTTCGCAGTTGATAACTAGCTTGGTTGGGATTTCTTGAGTCATTTCTTTTCTTTCTGTTAGCTAACGGTTACTATGCCGTCTGAACCCTTTAGCACTCCGTATAGGGTTGCCGATGAATACTGCTGCAAGCTTCCGCCTTGTAGGTAGAAGTCAATTCGGTTGATAGCGGTTGTATCATTCCAAAGATTTGCCACAATGAATTGGTAGCCCGTTGAGCCGTTTTCCTCGCTCGTAGAGTCCACGCTCGCGGTCTTAGCATTGCCGTTTGCGTAGTTAGGAATGTAAACGCCCATGTTAGTAAAGGTGCTGGCGGTGTTAGAGCGCACTCCACCTACTAGCAAATACCCCGAACCGCTTTGAGATAACACACCTGTTCCATACCCAAGCAAGTTTCTCCAACTTGTATTGCTAGTGGTGTTGTTGAACTTGAAATACAGGTTATCGTCTGCGTTACTAGAGCGAACAGATAACTGCACGAAAAGGTCAGTAAAGGTCTGCGGAATAGAGCTAAAAGTAATTGCCGATTGCGAGCCTGTCAGTTCCTGATGTTGAATCACCTGCATTATGCAATCACCCCAAACAAACTGAATGTGCTTCCGCTCTGAAACGAACCGCTAGGCGAAACTCTTAGCGTCAAAGAATTTATGGCAGTTGTGCTGGCCCATCTTGAAGTTTGCATTGATGCTTCCCCCGCCGAGTTGCTAAATCTTGAAAGTGCTGTCTTAAATTTATCTGTGGCGGAGTAGTCTAGAAATTGCGCTACACAAGTTGTCCCTGTTCCAGAAGGAATACCAGCTCCCGCACCTAAAAGTAATCCCGCTGCGGTTGATGTGCTACCAAAACTATCCGTTACTGATCCTGTTCCCAGGGCAAGCATGTATCCATAATTTGAACCCGTATCGCCATTCACTCGGCAGTAAAGGGTGTTTGCGGCAGTAGAAGTCATGTTGCCGATAATAAGAATTAGGTCACGGTATCCGCTTGGGATTGAGGTAAATACGACCTCTGAGTCCGTTCCCGTTAAGGTCAAATTTGCTAGTGCGGTATAGGTAGGCGTAGGCATTAGCTTGCTCGCAATCCGTATAGGCTGAATCGGCTCCCAATAGCAAAGTTCCCCTGCCCGTCATACTCAAACAAAGTAATACTGCTAATGGCGTTGGTGTTTCTCCAAGAACTAGACCATAGGTTTACTGCTGTCGCTGGGTTGCCAGATAGTCCTCTAGTGGTCTTGTATTTTGTTGTTTCAAAAGCGTCAAGAATGTCCACTACACCTGCTCCAAAGACATTGGCGGTCTGACCGCTTCCTGCGATTTCTGTGACGATTCCCGCCGTTGTGCTTGTTGCCGCACCTGAACCAACAGTTCCAGAACCGAAGATTTGGTGCCATGAATAGTTTGCACCTGTGTCATCGTTGAACCTAATGCCAATGTAATCGCTAACGCCTGAACCTAGACCCCTAGCGACTGCCCTAATCTGCAAATGTTGGTATGTGTTTGCAAAAGACGATAGCGAGCTGAAAGTGATAGAAGCTGCCGAGCTAGTCAAAATTTGCGTTTCAATAAGCTCGTATGTTCCACCTGCGCCACCTGCACCAGCGGTTGCAAAGAAACCTAAACCAAAAGGCATTAGACGGTGATCTTTCCAATTACTCGGTAAGTGTTGGCGGCGGTCTTGATAACCTGCGCACCGTTGTATTGTTGGTCAATCTTGAAGGTGACTGCTGTTCCTGCGGTTCCTGCGCCAGCCCAAGAGGTTACACCAGTTCCAGCGGCGATGGTTACTGTGCCAGAGGTGTCACGAATGATGTTCAGCGAGTCACCAACACCAAGGATGTCAGGGACTGTTACGGTTACGGCTGCTGTGCCTGTCACGATGATTGAGGCGTTGTCCAGTCCTGCAACTGCAGTGTAAGCGGCAGATACGGCAGTGGAACCAAATACGATGGCAGAACCTGCGACGGTAGCATCAACACCAACAGTCGCCCATGCAGAGCCTGTGTAATACTCAAGGGCGTTGGTGTCCTTGAGGTACGCAATCATGCCTTCAGAGACAGCAGTACCCAGCGCAGAGCCACGAGCGGCTGACGAGTTGAACACCATAACCACTTGGTCTTGTAGGTAGCCCTGCACGTTAGCGGCAGTAAGAACCTCACCTGCGCTAAAAGATTTGTAGCCTAAACCAGCCATGGTTCTCCTAAGTCAATACGTTCTGTGTGTCTAGCTTACCAAATACAGCGTCATCAAGGATGAAGACGGTCTGTGCGACCTCACGGAACTTTAGGTGTACAAAGTGCTCGTCGTAGGTGACGTCGTGAGTAATCTGGTTGATTTCTCCATACCTGATAATAGGGTCGCCTATACCGTTTGGAGTGAATTGCACCTCAGCAGTAGAACCAATGTCCAGAGCTAGAACGTCGTCCTGTTCTGCTTCTGTAAGCTTGTGAAGCGGTATCTCAAGCTCTTCAATGCGGTACTGAGGGTTTGCGTACGTCAACAGGAAGTCAACGGCGTACTGCGACGCCTGTGTGTCAGATACGCCCAGTAGGTCAGTGACGGTGTAGGAGGCGACACCGTAGGCTGTCTGAGAGTTTAAGTCCTGACCGACAACGGTGCCTCCGCCCTGGTTGGCAACAGTGATTTCGTTGTAGAGCAACTCAGAGCCATACGTAACCTGCACGTTAGAGAACTTGATGCCAGTAGAGTTGCCGAATGTCACGGATTCATTTGGATTGAACGGCGACAGCTTGTCCTTGAAGGTTAGGGAGCCATTCTTGGAGATGAACAGCAAACCAGGCTCGGTCTCAGCGACCTTCTGCAGGTAGGTGAGAACGTTTGTGTTGTCTTCTACCGCCTGAGTTCCAACAAGCGATAATCCAGTCTCGATGTCACGTAGGTCAACGGACCAGTCAACCTCAGCCTTGTTTAGTACGGCGTTGATGCGCTCACCCGTGTACTGCTGAGTCGGGGTAAAGGCAGCTAGGGTCTTACCGTTTAGGAAGCCCAGGTCATCGTTGCAGACTGCGCTGGCGATTGAGTCCCCATTTGGTTGGTAGTCGAAGTTCCAGTCGTTTACGAAGCCTGAGAAGATAAGCTCGTCGTTTGACGAGATGCGGATGGCACGTCTTGGGATGATGTTTCCGTAGAACGGAGAGTCTGGGTAAACGGGGTCAAAGGCTCTATCGTGGTTATTTAGTTCTACCTGCGCCGAACCTGAAGGGAACTCAGTGAACTGCGCCGAACGACCACGAGCAATCGAGATGGTGCGTACCCTATCAGTAATGTCATAGAACGCAAAGCCACCAAGAACGTAAATAGAGTTGTCCAGAACACCCTTGACTGAATCATCAAGAGTAAAGAATGGTGCGATGTTTGACTGAGTTAGGTCAAAACCGATTTCTACTTTAGGTACTGGGATTGCCATAACCTAACCTTACTGCAGCAGCTTAGCGAACGAGGTGTTACCGCTTGTGGCGATGTACTTCTGAAGCGAGGATACAACGGCCTGTCCAGCCTGAGTTCCACCAGTTCTGTTGTTAGCAGTCACGTTGATGGTGATTTGCGTGTTAGAAGGCTGCTTGTTAGCCATTGCTGCCGCAAGTTGGTTAGCGGTCAGGCCAGCAGACATTCTGCCTGGCTCTACTGGCTGTGCAACGCCTGCAAGCTTAGGCATTTTGCCTTCGTTAATAGCATTCATAAAGCCTGCACCGAACTTGCGTACAGCAGCCGCATTCATAATGAACTCACCGTTGGAAAGCATGGCTGGGATTGAGTCCGAGGTAGAGGTGCCTGGGCCTCGTACAAGACCACCACCCGCCATCATCATGGACA